CCAGTTGTTGAACACTACTGGATTGAAAAACATGAATTCCTAATTTGGAATTTAAAAGGTAGAAAATGATTGAAACAGTAAATCCTTGGCCTACTGTTATTTTTAAAGAACACTACGATGGTTTTGGTCCCGAGCATGTAGAAGCCGCACGTGACATATTGAACGGAGCAGTTGACAATGGCCATATATGGCTAGAGGATGGAGATGCTCGTAGTTCTGTAACTAATCAAGAAATGTCTCCGGTTAGACATCCTGCGTTCAAAGATTTTTATGCGTGGCAACAGAAAAAGGTAGGAGAAATACTGTTAGAAAAAATGCATCTAGCAGAAAATATTCCTTATTGGGTTTCTAACTGTTGGGTAAATGTTCACGGCAAGGGCGGGTTGACTAAAACACATAGTCACGGAATGAGTGTGTTAAGCATCGCGGCATATATACAAATGCCAGATAATGGAGGATTTATCGAATTTCGAGATCCTTTATTTGAAATGCACAGCATACATAAAAAAGCCAAAGATTACGATGTTCAAGAATACTCTGCTGTTCCCGCAGTAACCGGTGATGTGCTATTTTTCTTTGGATGGTTACATCATAGAACACAACCAAATCAGAGTGAACAAGAACGTTGGGTTTTAACAACTAATTATACATGTGTGCGACACGAGGAACTGAAATGATAACAATTAAAAATTTAATAAATGCTTGGAAATCTTTTAAAAGCAAAAGAGCTACCAAACAAGAAGCAAAGAACTATAGAGTAAAGCCAGAACCGCTCGATCCAAAAGAGGCCGCTACAGCAAAACAAGAACCATATGTTTCTGTATTAACCACACACGTTAATAAAGAGAATATTAGAAATGGCTTTTTTGAACTTGACTGGAATGAGTTTTTTATTATACAATTAAGAGAAGCTGGTTATCGCGGAGACAGCGAAGAAGCAATAGTCGATGCATGGTTTAAAGATCTATGTAGAGACGTTGCAATGGAAGAACAAGTAACCATGGACCGTAGAGGTGCTGGTTTTATAAACGTAACAAGCATCGGAAACGGTAGATCGGAAATTAGTTAATGACTTATATTTTGGTAGATACGGCAAATACATTTTTCCGTGCAAGACATGTTGTGCGTGGAGACATATCCGAAAAGGTCGGAATGAGCTTGCACGTGTTGTTAAACTCTGTTCGTAAAGCATGGAAAGACTTTAACGGAAGTCATGTCATATTCTGCCTAGAAGGTCGAAGCTGGCGTAAGGATCATTACGAGCCATATAAGCGTAACAGACAAGTGGCCCGCGATGCATTGAGTCCACGTGACGCAGAAGAAGATAAAGTATTCTGGGAAACATTTGATGATTTTAAAACCTTTATCAATGAAAAGACAAATTGTACAGTACTACAGCATTCACAGCTAGAAGCCGACGATTTAATTGCAGGTTTCATTCAAGCACATCCAAATGACGATCACGTTATTATTTCAACAGACGGTGATTTTGCACAGTTAATTGCACCCAATGTACGACAGTACAATGGTGTATCAGGTATTACAACAACTCACGAAGGGTACTTTGATGAAAAAGGCAAATCTGTTATTGACAAGAAAACAGGAGCTCCCAAGGCTCCTCCAGAGCCCGAATGGCTCTTATTCGAAAAGTGTATGCGTGGAGACACGTCCGACAACATCTTTTCTGCTTATCCCGGAGTCCGAGAGAAAGGCACTAAGAACAAAGTGGGCCTTAGAGAAGCGTTTGCAGACAGAAACTCAAAAGGATATAATTGGAATAATCTAATGCTTCAGAAGTGGGTTGATCATGAGGGCGTAGAACACAGAGTTCTAGATGACTATCATCGCAATGTAAAATTATGCGATCTTACAGCACAGCCCGATGAAATTAAAATCATCATTGCAGAAGCTATTGCGGCAGAAATTAGTAAACAGAAAAATTTACCACAGGTTGGAATTCGACTAATTAAATTTGCAAGTACTTATGATTTGATAAAAGTTACAGAGCAGATAGAAAGTTATGCAGACCCATTTGCGGCAAGATACGTGCAGGTTTAAATATACTTGCGAACACAAACACATTTATTGCAGACACGAGGAAATTATGACAGAAGCACAAGCTAAACCAGTTATAGACGGTAAGTTTTGGATAGTAGAAGCAGAGGGTGAAAAATTAGGCACTTTAAGCAAGGAGAAAAAAGGTTACTCCTTTATGCGTAAAGGGCAGAAAGTTGATATTACAGATCTAGCAGTTTTTAAAACTCTGTTTGGTATTACAATCAACGAAGAACAACTTAAAAAAGAGAGATCTAAAAAAGCTGTACAGGACAATACTGTTAGCAAAGACCACTCGATTTATGAATTCCCTTGCTCAAGCAAACCATTTAATCCAGTATATGATGTTCGTAAAAAGCTACCGATTTACTCAAAAAGCGACAAATCAAAGAGCCAATATTGTGCTGGTTACTATGTAATCAAGTTTAGAAAGGGCTGGGTAAAGAGTTTTTGTCCAAAATTAATCACACTAGAACGTTATGATCACAGAGGTCCTTTTAAAACAGAAATCGAAATGAAGACTGTGCTAACGGCTATGAACAAGTAATATGCAACCTTTAAACACAATTCCAGTAGAAAACTACCTAAACAAGGTCAGAATCGCTTCAAAATCGCATCAAAAAGTGGTCAATTTGCCTATAGATGAAGCAGAGCAACTTGCTACTAGTCTAAGTATTATAATGACACGTTTGAGTGGTGAATTAGACGCTATTCTAAATCAACTCCAAAATCAAACTCCCCAGGAAGAAGTAGTACAGGTCCAAATGGACGGCGGCGGGTTTTAACTACAACTATAATAAATAAGTGCGTATATTTGGAGACGCACTTATTATGAGCCGCCCTAAGCCTAAAGTATTATTAGAAATTACAAACAAGAAAAATTACAAAACAGAACAGGTTTTGGAAGCCGATGCCATCTGGGCAGTATTTTATAAGTCACGTCCTGTTAATCTAAAAACCACTAGTTTGATCGCACATCAGCTAGGACCAAAATACAAAAAGGTCAGCTTTTCAAATAGTGGCCACGCATTCAATCTTGCAGAAAAACTCAACAAGATGTTTAACTGTACAGATTTTTCAGTATTCAAATTAACCACCGGTGAAGAAATCAAACCTCAGTCCTAAGTATAACTTTACAGAAAATATCTATAACCAGATTTCTGTCAAGCCAAAAACTGTAGCGAGTTTTATGAATGTCTTTTGGAACAATCCCAGAGACAAAGAAGAAGGCGGATGGGGCATAACTGAATATGGACATAAGGTCCTGCAGGAGATTGGCCTTACATGTTATCCGATAGATCTTAGCCCAGATACTGTAATTACCAACCAAGTTCTAATATGGATGGATCGTTTCCTAGACGGACCGTGGTATTGGGAAAATAAAAAGACCTTGCATGTCTACAAAGAAAAAACTGCTTTTCAACTAATCCTCTTTTCAGGAGACCTCCACAAGTATGGCTGGAGCATGACTGAAAGTAAAAAGACGTTGTAAAAATACAACGGTTTGGTTTGTCCAAAACTCATTGACATTACTGCCAACAGGCGTTATACTATATACATAGTGAGCGTTACAAGTTTTCTATTTAAACACTTTTTAACTGAGGAATAAAATGGCAAAAACAGAAGTCAGTACTAACCGTACACAATCGCCTAACGAAGCCAAGGCGGCTATTCGTAAATGCTTTAAGGTAGGTCGTCCAGTATTCATGTGGGGTCCTCCGGGCATTGGCAAGTCAGATATTATCCACCAAATTGCGGCGGAAACAGAGCGTGATGTTATCGACGTTCGTTTAAGTTTGTGGGAGCCCACAGACATCAAAGGTATTCCTTTTTATCACCCAGAGCAAAAAACTATGCAATGGGCACCTCCAATCGAGCTACCTAGCGATCCAAACTCTACAGCAGTTTTATTCCTAGACGAGCTTAATTCAGCGGCTCCTGCTACACAAGCCGCGGCTTATCAACTTATCCTTAATCGCCGTGTAGGTACTTACTACTTGCCAAAAGGCGTTTCAATCGTTGCCGCAGGTAACAGAGAAGGTGATAAAGGCGTTACATATCGTATGCCTGCTCCGTTGGCTAATCGTTTCTTGCACTTAGAATTGAAGCCTAGTTTTGATGACTGGCAGGAATGGGCTGTTGCTAACAAGATCCATGAACAAGTTGTAGGTTATGTTGGCTTTGCTAAAAACGACTTGTATGACTATGATCCAAAATCTAGTTCACGTTCATTTGCTACTCCACGCTCTTGGTCATTTGTAAGCGATTTGTTAGGTGATGACGACTTGCCAGAAAGCACACTAACTGACTTAGTTGCAGGTGCGATTGGTGAAGGTCTTGCTGTTAAATTTATGGCTCACCGCAAGGTAGCTAAACAGATGCCTAAACCAGAAGATATTTTGGACGGCAAGGTTAAGAAGATGGACATCAAAGAAATTTCAGCGATGTACTCTTTGACAATTAGTATGTGCTACGAACTCCAAAGTTCTTGGGAAAAGAAAGCCAAGAATTGGAATGAAATGGCAGATAACTTCTTTGGGTTTATGATGGACAATTTTCCAACAGAGTTGGTTGTAATGGGTTCCAAAGTTGCGCTCACTAACTACCAATTACCGTTTGACGCTAGTAAGCTCAAGAACTTTGATAGGTTCCATGAGAACTACGGCAAATATGTAATGGTTGCAATGGAGAACTAAAAGGGGCCCTTCGGGGCCCTTTTTCATTTAAAAAAAA